GGCCTAATCCTTTTTCTGGTCCAAAAAGTAACGTAAGTCCGTTTCTTGGTTTTGCAAATGGTGGCAGACCACCTGTAGGCAGAGCTTCAATCGTGGGCGAAAAAGGCCCAGAGCTTTTTGTTCCACGTTCTGCTGGTACTATTATTCCTAATAATGCAATGGGTGGTGGTGTTACAAATGTCGTGACTGTTAACGTAGACGCAAAAGGTTCATCGGTGGCTGGTAATGGTTCTGGGGCTGATGCACTAGGTCAATTAATAGGTGGTATAGTTCAACAAACACTTGTTAAAGAACAAAGGGCTGGAGGTTTATTAAATAGATAATGGCTACTTTTCCATCAATCACTCCCACTTATGGGATGAGAAAAACAAGCTCACCAAAAGTAAGGACAACGCAGTTAGGGGATGGCTATGAGTTTAGGGCTTTGTATGGCCTTCCTTTATCTCAAGATCCAAAAGTATATGATCTTACTTTCAACGTGTCTGAGACTGAATCAGATGTAATAGAAGGCTTTCTAAGAAGTAGAGTAAACGATCAAGCAAGTTTTACATTTACCCCACCAGCCGAAGGGTTCACAAAAACAGGAACATATTCCCAAAGCACTACCACTGTGACTATCACAATCACACAGCATGGGGTTGGAATTGGCGATGTTTTAACTATTGACTACACTTCTGGCTCTGCAACTGATGGTGATTTTGTTGTTGCCTCCGTTACAACTGATGATATCTTTACAGTAACGGCTGCTGATAGTGCAACCAACAGTGGCAATGTATCAATCACACTTTCTGGGGCTGGTAAATATGTCTGTGATTCTTGGACAAAGACCATACCATATAACAATAGAGCAATAATCAATACTACTTTTAGAGAGGTATTTGAACCATAAATGTCAAACCCTACTTCTCAATTACAAGAACTAACTAACAAATCTATTATTGAGTTGTTTTCTGTTGAACTAAAACCTGATATACATTATACAAAGTCTGCAAAAACAGCTACTTACAGTCAGTCAGCCACAACAATTACTATTACACTAAACTCTCATGGTTTTTCTACTGGCCTTGTTTTAAGCCTTGATTTTACTTCTGGAAATGGGATTGATGGGATCTATACAATACAAACAGTTGCTACAAACACCTTTACAGTCACAGCAACAACTTCACAGTCCACAAGTGGCAATGTGTCTTTCAATGTAAATGCAACCATAACAAATCCTACTGTTCATCTTTTTCATGCTGGTAATAATATGAAAGATAGTACTGATCTTGTATGGCAATCAAACACTTACACTAGGATGCCTTGCAGAGCAGATGGTTTTAAATATTCTGGAAAAGGTTTACTGCCAAGACCTACTTTAACTTTCTCTAATTTATTAGGTTCTGTTACTTCTATTATTTTGTTAGCAAATCAAACAACAGCTTTTTGTGATCTACAAAGTGCAAAGGTTACAAGAAGAAGAACTCTTGCAAGTTTTCTTGATGGTGTTAATTTTCCCTCTAATGTAAATCCTTATGGCACTCCTGACCCTTCAGTAGAAATGCCCAGAGAAGTTTATTTTATTGATAAAAAAACAACAGAAAATAGAAATATTGTAGAATTTGAGATGGTAAGTAGTTTTGATTTGTTTGGTATTGGTGCGCCAAAAAAACTTGTTACAAGAGATGACTTTAAAGGTGTTGGAACTTTTGTTAACTTTTAGATATGACTTGGAAAGAATCTTTTAAAACATACGCACAAGAACAAACACCAAATGAAGCGTGTGGGTTGCTTGCAATAATAGACGGCAAAGAAACCTTTTGGCCTTGTAAAAATTTAGCTGAAGGTAAACATGAATTTTTTATGCTTGACCCTGATGATTGGGTAGAGTGTGAAGATACAGGAGAAGTTATTGGTGTAATTCATAGTCATCCTGTAGGAGCAGCAATAGCTTCTGATGCAGATAAAGCATCTTGTGAACACATAGGCTTTCCATATTATATTTATAGTATTAATCAAGATCACTGGACTTGTATTGAACCTTCAGGCTGGAAAGCTCCCTCATTAATTGGTAGAAGGTTTATCTGGGGTAAATATGATTGCTGGTCTATTGTGACAGATTGGCTAAAAGAAAATAAAAATATTGATATTAAATATTGGCCAAGACCTAAAACATTAAACGATTTTGCAAACAATCCATATTTTGACAAAGTTCTTACAGAATCGAATTTTGTAAAACAACAAACAAACGAAAATTTAAAAGAGGGCGATGTTTTGTTATTTGTTGGTGCAAAACAAAAACTTAGTCATGTCGCTGTTTATATCGGTGATATGATGATATTAAATCATAATTTTAAAGCTTTAAGTTGTAGACAACAACTAAATCTAAATTATCAAAAAGCATTAAAAGGGGTTTATAGATATGCAGCTTAGAACAATAAAAGTATATGGCAATCTTAGGAAATTTTTAGGAAAGTCAACATTTGAAGCTGCTGTAAATTCACCTCAACAAGCATATAGTTTTTTAAAAGCTAATTTTGAAGGTATAGAAAAACATATGAATAATCAGCTTTATAAGGTAAAGATGGGAGGTCGTGTCATAACTCAAGACTTTGTATCTTCAGCAGGGCAAGGTGAGATTCAAATTATTCCTGTTGCTGTTGGGTCAGATTTTGTTTTTGATTTTTTTGAAGATGCTTTTAATTTTGTTGTTAGTAATGTAGTTCCTTTAGTGACAGCTTTTGTTACAGGTGGTACAAGCCTTTTACTTACTACAGCAGCTTTAACTCTTGCAACTGATTTATTAACACCTGATTTGCCTACAAATAATGTTTCTTCTGTTGGTGATACCGACCCCAGTATTAGAGGGTCATACAGTTTTACTGGTATTCAAAACATAAGTTCTAGTGGTGTTCCAATACCAATATTATATGGATATGTGTATAGCGGATCAATTTTAATAAGCTCTGGTGTTGATAATGCACAATTAGTTGCGATCATAAATGATTTAGGAACTTATTCTCAGTCTGGTAGAAGAATAACTGTTTATTTAAATAACCATAGTTTTCGTAATGGTGAAAGCGTTGGCTTAGATTTTATAAGTGGCCCTTTATCTGGTCATGGAACTTTAGATACAGGATTAGGTACTTTCGGGGTTGAAAATGTCACAACTAACACTTTTGAATCTCCATTGGGGATGTGGAGTAATCAATCATATGGAAATTCCGATAGTAATGTTGTTAAAGTCTTAAATAGAGTCACATATTAATTATGCCTAGATTAGTTGACGATGAATTATTTGGCAGAGATGGCAGAATTTTAGACCCTGATTTAGTCGAGGGTGGTTTAAGAAGTAAATCCTTTGCAACAGTCGTTGATTTATTGGGCTACGGAGAAATATCAGGCTTTAGAAGTCCATCAAATACATCCTCAGATGTAGAAGATACTTTAAATATTGGAAGAGACATTTTTTTAGACAATACACCTTTAGTAAATGCAAATGGAGATGCAAATTTTCAAAATGTAGACGTTTTTTTTAGAAACGGAAGTGCCGACCAAACACCTTTAGGATCAATAGATTCTTTTGGGGCAGATCGTATAGAAAATACAATTCCTGTTGGAGTTCCAGTTACAAAAAGTACATCTGTTGCAAGATCAATTACAGGTGTTCAAGACTCAGACGGAAACGAACTTATAAAAATGTTGAGAGTAACTATACAAATACCAGCTTTGCAAAATTTTGAAACTGATGGAGATATAACAGGAACCGAAGTAAAAATATCCATAAATATAACAGAAAATGATGGTACTGTTCATAATACTGTTGTTGAAAATTCTATAAGTGGTAAAGCTACAAGTCCATATTTAAAAGATTATGAAATTGATTTAGAGGGCGATAATTTACAATTTCCATTAACTGTTACTGTCATTAGAAATACTGACGATAGCACTAGCTCAAGATTACAAAATGCCACTAATCTCCTTTCTATAACAACAATAATTACTGAATCACAGGCATACGCTGGTTTTGCTTATGTCGGTATCAGGTTTAATGCACAAGAATTTCAAAGCTATCCAAGACGTATGTATAGGGTCAAGGGTACTAAAATTTCTATTCCGCATGGAACAGAAATTGATCTTGAAAATGGAAGAGTTATATACCCTGCGGATTACACATTCAATGGAACATTTAAAACAGATAAAGAATGGTGTTCTGATCCAGCTTGGATTCTATACGACCTGTTAACAACAGATAAAGGTTTTGGTGGTTCAGATGGTGTTATTGATGCGGATACTTTAGATGTTTTTAGTTTTTATTCTGCAAGTGCATACAACAGCGAACTTATAACAGATCCAATAACAGGAACAACAGAGCCTAGATTTAGCTGCAATGTAATTCTAAATAAAAAAAATGATGCGTTTACTTTAATAAATGATCTTTGCTCAGTAATGAGAGCAATGCCTTTTTATAGTGTAGGGTCACTAACTGTATCTCAAGATCGACCAACTAACACTTCTACTAATACTTCTGATCCTCAATACATATTTACAAATGCCAATGTTAGCGAGCAAGGGTTTACATATACAGGGGTAGGTCAAAAAACAAAATTCACAGAGGTTGAGGTTTCATATTTTGATAATGATACACAGAGTTTAAACTTTGAATATGTTAGTGCAGATGAAATAACTGCATTGTCAGGTTATACAACAAAATTTGGAAAAATAAGAAAAACTCTTAAATCTTTTGCCTGTACTTCAAGAGGTCAAGCAAATCGTCTTGCAAGGTGGTTTTTATATACAAACTTAAAGGAGTCAGAACTTTGTTCTTTTAAAACAACTCTTGAAGCTGGTGTTATCGTAAGACCTTCAATGATTATTGGTATCGCTGACAGTTTAAGGGCTGGGGTAAGAAGAGGCGGTCGTATAAAATCTGTTACCAATACAACGACCATTGTTGTTGATGATGCTAACAATACTGATTTAACAGCAGAAAATTCTGCAACATTATCTGTAATTATGCCTGACGGCACTACCGAAAGCCGCAGTATATCTTCTATCTCTGGTACAACAATTACTGTTTCTTCTGCTTTTTCTACATCCCCAAATGCCAATTCAATTTATGCGATAGAAAATTCTACAGTAGCGTTTCAAACATACAGAGTTTTAGGTATTGAGGAAACAAATCACTGTGAATATAATATCTCAGCAATAATCCATGACACAAACAAATATGCTCAAGTAGAAGATACAACAGTTGCTTCTAATCCAAGACCAATAACAACTTTATTAGATGAAAAGCCATCACCAAGTAACGCTTCAGCAGTTGAGCAAATTGTAGTTTTAAATAACAGGGCAGTTTCTAAGATTTTTGTTGCTTGGGAACCAGTACAAGGTGTAAAAGAATATTTATTAGAATTTCAATATGAAAACGATAATCCAGAAAGACAAAGAATTTCTAGGCCAAGTTTTGAATTATTTGAATCTAGACTTGGTTCATATACTTTTAAAATAAAATCTTATAACACTTTAGGTAAATTAAGTTCAACAACTACCACTGTTGATGTGCAAGCTGTTGGAAAAACAGAAGTACCAGCAGATGTTCAAAATTTAAGAATAGAACCATTATCAGATGAATTTGTAAGATTACGTTTTGATAAATCTACAGATGTTGATGTTTTACATGGTGGAAACGTGGTGATCAGATCATCTAACCTTACAAGTGGGGTTACTTTTACTAATGCTGTTGATGTATTACCAGCTTTGAGTGGAAACGTAAATGAAACAATCGTACCAAATATTGTAAATGGCACATACGTTCTTAAGTTTCAAGATGATGGAGGAAGGCTTAGTTCTGGTGATGCTTCTGTTGTAATGTTGCAAACACAACCTGATGTATTTCCTAAGTTAACAGTATTAGAAGATAGAGAAGATACAGACAGCCCACCTTTTGCTGGTGCTAAAGTTGACTGTTTCTTTAGTGATGATGTAAATGGACTTGTTCTTGGTTCTCTTGAACTTTTAGATGGGGTTACAGATTTTGATGCTATTGCTGACTTTGATTTCCTAGGGGCTGTTGATATAACAGGTGGTCATTATGACTTTGCAAATACTTTAGATTTAGGTGGCAAACAACCTTTACATCTAAGAAGGCATATTGTTTCACAAGGTTATTATCCAAATGATCTAATTGATAAAAGGACAGCAAATATTGATACATGGACTGACTTTGACGCTGCTACTGCCTTTGATGTAGGGGCAAAATTATTAGTAGCAACAACTGATTCTGACCCTGATACTTCTACTGCTGGAACTTATACAATCAATAATGGATCTGGAAGTGCTGGCACAATAATTACAATTACAAAATCATCTCATGGATATTCTGTCGGCAGCTTTGTAACTGTTGACTTTACTTCTGGAACAGGTGTTGATGGTGATTATCAAATATCAGCAGTGACCACAAATAACTTTACTTTGACTTCTGCGACTTCTTTATCAACTAGCGGTAATTGTAATTTTAGTGCTGAATTTAGTCAGTACAATCCTTTTGTTAATGGTTCATATATTGCAAGAGGGTTTAAGTTTAGATGCGAAATGGACACAAATGACCCTGCACAATCTATAGAAATCGACCAGTTAGGATATACAGCAGAATTAAATAGCAGAACAGAGACAAGTCTTGGCAATGCAGGGGCTACAAATGGACTTATAGCATCTGGTACATCTAGCAAGACAGTTAATTTTTCTCAAAGTTTCTTCACAGGGCAGTCAGGCACTAGTATTGCAGCAAACTCAGTATTACCATCAATAGGAATTACAATAGAAAATGCACAGTCAGGTGATTTCTTTACCTTGTCATCTATTAGTTCTACAAGTTTTGTTATAGATGTAAAGAATGGATCTAGCTTTGTTAATAGAAATTTCAAATATGCTGCTACAGGATTCGGG